ACCGTGAGCATCGAGAACGACGCAGAGACCGAGGCCGCGGGCGAGACTTCAGGCCGCAATGCCCCATAATCGCGCTACGTGACACGGAGAGGCGCGATAGGGGCGAAGGGTGGTATTGACATAGGATAGGCGGTTAGCGACGCTCTACGGGCATTGTGGGGCGATTCTGCAGGAGGAGGAGAGGAACGATGAAGCGATTCTGGACGTGCAAGACGAATGACGAGATCAGGGAGCTGATGGGCAACCCTCGCAGCGTGCGCATTCTGCAGCGGACGGACTCGGGGTTCGCGGCGCAAAAACGCATTCTCATGGGCATGACGCCGGAGGTGCTGGGGCTCATCGTCTCGTGGGGCAGTAACTGGGACCATGTGAGCGTGAGCCTCCGAGACCGGCCTCCGACCTGGCTGGAGATGGAGGTCGTGCGGAACGCTATCTGGGAGCCGGACGAAACGGTACTGCAGTATCACCCGTCTCACAATCAGGCGCGGATCAACCCGTATTGCCTGCACCTATGGCGACCGCAGGACGGCCCCCTGCTGCTGCCGAACTACGAGGCATATGGGCTCGTCCCGATGGAGGAGGCGAAATGAGCTCCGGCGCGCCGATGTGCTGCGGGGTCGAAATGCGCCCGCTACGACTGCCCACTGCGGCCAGGACTCGCGTCGGATGGGTCTGTCTCGCCTGCGGTCGCAAGACGTCGGACGAGCCGATGCTGATGCGCGGCGGGAGGGCCCGGCGCACGAACCCGGAGGCCGCGGTCGTCTCGGCGACGAAACAGGCGTTGGGGTATGCTGGTTTCGAGTGCCTGCGCGTCGGGCAACATCGGGCGGACCTGTCGGGATCAGACCCCGGCATGGTCGATCTGCCCGTTCACATAGCCGGGCCGCTCTGGTGTTTCGTCGAGCTAAAGGCGCCCGGCAAGGCGAAACCATCGGGGTGCACGCCCGAACAGCGGCGGATGTTATCGAATGGTCAAATCATAGTGTCCGACGACCCAGAGCGCGTTGTGACGATCGCCCGGCGGCTATGCGAGTTGCTGGAGCCGATCGAGGCGGAGATTGAGGAGACGATGAGATGAACGAGGAAATGGTCTGGGCGAAATGCCCTTTGGAGATTGCGAACACCGCAGTCTGGGTAGCTCGGGAGTATGGCCTCAGATTTGGATGGTCACGGCTGATCCCGCGAGATGGCGACGGCTGGATCGAAGGCGAGGCGCGTCCGAGTCTGCTGGACATTCAGGCGCATGCTCCAAACTGCGACAACGACTCGGACATCGGCGAAATGAAGTTCAGCTACTGCGCGGGCGATTATACCGTATACTTCGAGACGAAGGGCGGGAATACGGAGATCAGCGTCAGCTCGCTTAGAACGGGCAAACATACGACGCATGCAGTCACAATCCGACGCGACAACGGCGACATCGTGCGCGGAGTATCGCAGGATGGGCGGACGGAGTACGACGTAAACGTCTCGGCATGGGGTCCACGACACGTTCTCGCCTGGGAGCGCGCCTGGCGCTCGTTAGGTGTCAAAGCGCCGAAGTTCCCGGCGACCCTCCGGCAGGAGAAGTTCACCTACGGGAAGGACGAATGGCCTGAAGACCCGCTGGAACTAGAGTTCGTGAAGGTAATCATCCCGCGCGGAGCGAAACCGTCGATGCCGGAGCTGCTCACGATGCTCGGAATGGCCGACAGCGTAACGATCTACGACGAGGACGGGCTCGCTTATCCGGTATGTATCACGGATAATCGTTGGTAAATGGTACGCCTCCCGCTCCTCGTCTGCCCGGCCTGCGGTCGCCCGCTGATCGAGCGGGAGGGTAACGGCATGCTGGCAGTGCACGTCCATGATGAGCGGGAGGACCCATACACAGGCGTCAGGACGGGCCGCTGCCCAGACGGACACTGCAATCAGTACGTGCGCTGGGACCATAGGATGCTCGTCTGCGCCGTCATTTCGCAAATGCGTCTGATGGATTTGGAAATCATGCTTGACAAACGCGGCAGGGTTCGCGTAGAATAGCACGACAATCGAACATTGGCGGCTTTGCGAAGCCTCCCCGAGGGCCGACGCCCCCGGAGGGGCTTCTGTCGTTTCTGGGTAGGGAGACTATGCCGAGTATCGCTGATCTCAAACTAGACAAGCGCAATGCGCGCAAACGCGGCCAGCGGGCGGAGGGGATGCTGGTTGCCTCGTTGCAGGAGGTAGGCGCGGCGCGGTCGATCGTGATCGACGAGACCAACCGCGTGCTGGCGGGCAATGGAACTGTCGCCGCCGCCGCAGAGGCCGGTATCGAGCGCGTCAAGGTCGTCGATGCCGACGGCGAGACGATCGTAGCGGTCCGCCGGAGCGGCCTGAGCGAGAAGCAGAAGGCACGGCTCGCACTGCTCGACAATAGGACCGCTGAACTCGCCGAGTGGGACGCGGAGATGCTCGCCTCGCTGGCGGAGGATGGAGTAGAGCTGGACGATCTGTGGAGCGCGGATGAGCTGACGGCGGTGCTGAACAAGGTCGCTGAGCCTCTGCCTCCAGAACATTTCCCAGAGCTCGATGAGAACGCGGAGACTACGTATTGTTGCCCTAAATGCGGCTACAAATGGAGTGGAAACCCAGAATGAAGTCGCCGTACAGGGTACCGCTGATGTCCGAGATTGAGAAGGTGCCATGGAATGGTTATAACGTGGTCTCGACCTTCTCGGGATGCGGCGGATCATGTCTAGGGTTCAGGATGGAAGGGTTCCGGGTTCCATACGCCGTGGAACTGGTCCAGGCGGCGCAAGAAACCTATCGAGCGAATGACCCGAGCACCTTCGTTGATGGCAGAAACATTAGAACTGTTACAATCGAGGACATTCGGAAAGTGATCGGCGATGGGGAGCTTGACGTCTTGGAAGGATCGCCGCCTTGCAATACGTTCTCAGCGGCTGGGGATCGCGACAAAAGCTGGGGACAGGTCCAGAGCTACTCGGATGTCAAGGAGCGAACGGATGATTTGTTCTTCGAGTATCTGCGGCTGCTCGAAGGCCTTCGCCCGAGGATGTTCGTGGCCGAGAACGTGGAGGGGCTAGCACGCGGCAGAGCGAAAGGCCTGTTTATCGAGATTATGACGAAGATGAAAGCGCTCGGATATCGAGCGAAATGCAAGCTATTGGATGCGCAGTGGATGGGCGTTCCGCAGGCGCGAAAGCGGACGATCTTCATCGGAGTGCGCGAGGACCTTGGACTGGACCCCGCGTTCCCTGAACCACTACCATACAGGTACTCCGTTCGAGATGCATGTCCTAACATAGTCGCGATACAGAAAGGGGGCAGGCCAATCGACGGCTGGAGGAAAGAGGTGGTTTGGGTAAGTTCAGATATCACCCCATCGCCGACGATAGTTGCGTCTGGTTTGCCGGCGAATGATAACATAAAGTTGGTACGATGCGACGACGGCACAGAGCGAAAATACACGGTTGACGAACTGCGCCGAATATGCGGCTTCCCGGACGACTTTATCCTGACTGGGAGCACGGCGCAACAGAAGGAACGACTTGGGCGCGCAGTGCCTCCAGTGATGATGGCGGCGATCGCGCGCGAGGTGAAGAAGGTACTCGATGAAGTCGGGCGCAGGTGACGCAAAGATGGCAGTCGAACCGGATGTAACGACAGAAAAGGGCGAAAGGCGCTGGTGGGGCAGGTTCTTTCAAGCCCTCGCCGAGACCGGTATAGTGACGCAGGCGGCGCACGCGGCAGGGATCAACCGACTGACAGCCTACCGGCACCGCGCCAGCAACCCGGAGTTTGCGAGACGCTGGGAGGAGGCAGAACAGCGCGGTATCGACATGCTGGAGGACGTGGCACGCAAGCGCGCGATGCAGTCCTCCGATACCTTGCTCATCTTCCTGCTCAAGCACAAGAGACCGGAGGTCTACAACCCGCCCATTCGGTCACAGGTGGAGATGGATGTCACTGCCCTATCCGATGACGAACTCCGAGAACGCATTGCGGAGCTTGAGGGAAGAGTACTACCGCAGGCTCCAGTCAAAGGCGCGATCGGCGAGTAATGCTAGTTATGCCGACTGGCTCCTGCAGACGTACCCGCACGGTTGGTACCTGCCGCGGCACATTCGGCGAGTGGCCCGCGACATAGACGACGTTCTGCAGGGCCGATGCGACCGCTACGCCGTCAGGATGCCGCCGAGACATGGGAAAACGGAGAACGTGACGGTTCGGCTCGCTGTCCGAATGCTGGAGATCGACCCGACCGCGAACGTGCTGATCTCCGGGTACAACGAGCGGTTCGCGCGGCGGCTGGGGCGCAAGGCGCGGAACCTTGCGCAGGGCCGGATTGCGATTGCGCAGGACAGCACGGCGGCGGACGAATGGCATACGACGGCGGGCGGCGTGATGATGACCCGCGGAATGGGCAGTCCTCCGACCGGCACGGGGTTCCGGCTGATCGTGATCGACGACCCGATCCGAAGTCGGGAGGACGCCGAGAGCGACGTCAAACGCGAGGCCGCGTGGGACCACTATACGGACGACCTGCTGACGCGGTTGGACCCGGGCGGCGCGATCGTAATCGTGATGACGCCATGGCACGAGGACGGGCTGGACGCGCGGGCGATTGCGAGCGAGCCGGACAGGTGGCGGGTGCTGAGCCTGCCGGCACTGGCGAAGGCGGACGATCCGCTGGGAAGGGCCCCAGGCGAGGCGTTGTGGCCGGATCGGTACGATCGTGACGCATTGCTACGTATCAAGGCGATCATGGACCAGAACGATGGCGAACGATCATTCGAGGCGCTCTACCAGCAGAACCCTCAACCCAGGGAGGGCTCGATCTTCAAGCCGGACCGAATTCGAATCGTGGACGATCCGCCGGCGGCTCCTGTCGCTCTATGCCGAGCGTGGGACTTCGCGGCGACTGCAGGCGGAGGCGACTACACGGTGGGCGTGCTAATGTGCCGGGCGGCGGACGGGTCGTTCGGCGTGCTCGACGTCGTTCGGGGGCGCTGGGCCCCGGACGAGAGAGATGCGCAGATGCGGCGGGCGGCGGAGGTCGACGGGCGCGCGGCGCTGATTCGCATTCCGCAGGACCCCGGGCAGGCCGGCAAGGACCAGGTCTTGCACATGGCGCGAATGCTGGCGGGATGCAACATGCGGTCGGCTCCCGTGACTGGCGCGAAGGAAGTTCGCGCCTCCGGGTTCGCCTCGCAGGTCAACGCGGGAAACGTCTGGGCGATCCGCGGCGCGTGGAACCATGCGTACCTGTCGGAGCTGCGATCGTTCCGCGAGGGTTGCTTGCACGATGACCAGGTAGACGCGAGCGCGGACGCATTCGCGGAGTTGGCCGGGGCGCGCCGGATGCGCGTACTGGGGGATGACTGAATGCAGGCCCCGATCCTCTGGGCGATGGTGCAGTTCGCGGGCGGTCTCATAGCGATCGGCGCGGCCTGCCTGCTCGTGCTCATTGCCGCGATCTGGCTTCGCGGATGGGTGGGCAAATGAGTATTCGCGACACCCTAAAAGCCGGGCTCAAGGGCTTCCGCTGGTCGGGCATAGGCGGGCAGGACCAGGC